CGCGCCGGTGATGACAAAGCGCTGGCCGTTCGCCCGTGTCGCCTTGGTGTGGACGAGGCCGACGCTGCCGCCGGACACCGGCTTCTCCGGCTTTTCCTTGCGGACAGTTTCCTTGGCCACCAGCGGCTTGGATGCGAGCTTCGCCAGGAGCTGGGTCTGCTGTGCCTGCGCACGGGCCAGCGCGGTCAGCGCAGCTGCAAGACCGTCATTGCCGTTCGCGGCCTTCGCCTGCAACGAGGCTACCCTGATCGCTTCCTTGTTGTGCCCCGATGCAGCGGCCGCCTTCCTGATGCTGCCGTGCTCGGCGACCAGGGCCGCCGCCGCCGATGGTGTGAGAGCAGGCATTCCGCTTTCCCCCGGCACTCCCCCGAGCACCCGTGTGGTAACGAAACCACGTGGCGACGAAGGAAATCAACGAAATCGTGACAGAAAAGCGTTACTTGCCAATGCGTTGACGGCGTTCCGGTTAGTTTCCGTCGTGCAAGCGGCGACCGGGGGCCATGCCGCTGATTATCGAGAGCGTCGCCTCGATGCGTGCCAACCTCTCGCGGACCTCGCCGAACAGCTTGTCCAGCTTGTCGTCGTGGTCCTCCATGCGGGCCTCCAGGCGATCCAGGCGGGCCGTGTGCTCCCGCGCCCGTTCCTCGGAAGCCTTGATGCGGGTCCACGCGGTCGCCGCGTGCCACACCGTCAGGACGGCCTGAGTCACGAGGGCGGCCAGGACGCCGTAAGCGCCCTCGGGGATTTCTGGGATGGGTGTGGACATCTTCGTGTTTCCTGCGGGACGGGGGTGACTGACGCCTTCACAGGAGGGCGCAGGGAGTGGTTAGGCAGATGTCTCGGGATCCGCGACGGTCGGCGACCAGTCCCAGACCTCGGCGCCGATGGAACCGGGGGACAGCGCCCACGTGCAGTGGTCCCTGTTCGCGCCCATCAGGTTGCCAGCCCAGGTCAGGACCGCGCAGGCGTGGGTGGCCCAGCGCTGCCCGGCTTCCCGTGCGCGTGCCGTGCGCTGGCTGACGGTCTCGTTGGGGTCCCCCGCCAGGATCGTGTTGAGCGCCTTGTCGGTCAGGAGGGCGAAATTCAGGCCGAGCTGCTTGAGCCCGGCGCACAGCTTGCAGGACATGGCGACCTCAGGACGTCGGGGGTGCCTGGTTGGCGATGATGGCGATGGCACGCGCCTGGGTCAGAAGCCCGAAGGACACGAGTGCCGCGATCCCGGCGGTGGTGCGCGCGTCCATCAGGTCGATGTAATCGGCAGCGGCGCTGTCATCGAGCCAGATCTGGAGCGCGGGGTTTGGCGGCGAGGCGTTCATCGCCGCATGGGCCGCGATGTAGATTCCCGTGGTCTCGGCAGGTGTGAAGAGCGCCCGAAACTGGAGAGGGGTAATCTGCAACGACGCTACGACAGACGGGTTGGTGAACGCTCCGCCAGCGTAGGTCGCTCCGACCTGGACGGGCGGCGTGACGGACGAGACGTCCAACCAGCCCGCGGCGAGCTCGGAGGACGTGTCCGCTCCGGCCGGGAACGCCGCGATGGCGGCGACCGCGCCGGATGTGACCTGGGCAAGGACGGGCATGGTTCGCCTCCGTTACGCGGTGGTGCTGTCGGTGCCGATGCCGCAGGCGGCAAGCGCGGTGTAGATCTGCGCGAACTGTGCCGCGGTCGGCGTGCCGGAGCGGCTTCCCACGAAGTTGTAAGGCCCGACCGGTGTCGCCGAACCAACGCCGAACAGGGTCGCCTGCAGCGCAGTGACCGTGGTCCTGCCGGAGGCCCGGTTGACCGAGATCGGGTTGTCGATGACGTGGCCCGTATCGTCGAACCTACTCAGGATCAGGTCGGACCCGGCGTTTCCGCCCGTCTCCGCAGCCTGGTTCTTGCCCCACTGCCAGCGCATCACGGTACCCGTGAGCATCTTCCAGAAGGCCGAAAACCCGGTGGGAGCCTGGAGGCTTACGACCGCGTCGCCTGTGACCGGGGCGATGGTCTCGCCGCCGGTGGTGATGACGCCGACGCCCGTGTTCTGCACGAACACGCCGACGGTCGCGGGGGTGGTCCACGGGCCGCCGTTGCCGAGGTTCACCGAGGAGCCGACCCAGAAGTTCGCGGCATAGGGCGCGTCGATGGCGCCGTCGGTCGCGAGCGGGACCCACTGGCCTTCCTCGAAGGAAATCTTCGTGGTCTGCGGGTTGCTGCTCTTGATGACGCGCTGGATGTTCTCGGCGTCGATTTCGACCTGCACCGAGAAGTTGTAGCCGTCGAAGAAGTGGACGGCGTTCGTCGCGGTGCCCAGGGCGCCGTCGATCTTCGAGCGCTGCACCTGACGGCACTGGACCGCGTCGCCGACGCCCGCGCAGTTCACCGAGCAGTCGGTGAAGTTGCACGTGATGAGGTAGTTCAGGCGCACCCCGGCGGTCGCGGGGTCAGTGGACAGGTTGTTGATAATCAGGCCGTCCGCCGTATAATTGTTGAAGGCGTCGACGAAGCTGTCCTGCCCCACCCTGACGAGCGGCCCCGCGTAGTTGCCCTTGATGGCCACGTCATACATGCGCCCGTAGAACGCGCCGCCGGTGGCTCCCGTGGAGCACAGGAAGGCGAGCGGCGTGCCCTGGCCCGCTGGCACCCCGAGGAAGTCGATAAGGGTGTTCTGGCCGCCAGCGCCGAAGATGCGGAAGCCGGTCTTCGAGCACGGCGCGACATCGACGTTGAGCGCCGAATTGCAGATGTAGTGGCCCGCCGGGATGAACAGCGGCTTGCCGCTCGTCGCCATGTCGAGCAGCGCGGCCTCGAGGGCCAGCGTGTCGTCGGTGACGCCGTCTCCCTTGGCGCCGTGGTCCACGCGCGCGTCGATGAACCCCTGGCTCTTCCCGGTGGCCGTCGCCATCTGCGGCAGCTTGACCGTGATGAAAGGCGCGCCCGGTGCGACCGCGATGTTCGCGGGCAGGACGGATGTGGCCCCTGCTCCCAGCGTGATGACGTAGAGCGGCACCCAACCGGCATCCACCGCGGGCGTGAGCTGGGTTCCGGCGGCCGCCGCGACGCCCGCCTTGGCCTGCATCTGGACGCGCGCCGTCCGCGTGGTGTTTACGGTCGCGCCGCCGCCACCCGGACCCGAGAAAGGCTGCCCGGGGTTCGCCGAGTTGTAGAACGGCAGCTCCAGCGCGTTGCCGTCCGTCTCGAGGAAACAGGCCTCGATGAGGATGTTCACCGACTGCCCGGCGGTCGCGGGCGCGGCCAGGACGAAGGGGACCGCGTCCAGGTTGACGCCATACTTGACGATGGCGTGGGCCGTGTCCGCGGGCAGTACGCCGAACGGGTTCTGGTCGAGGACCTGCTGGCTGAAGATGGTTCCCGGCCCGATGCTGACCGACAACGCACCGGCCACCGGCGTGCAGGCGAGGCCGTCCACCAGGGTGCCGGTGCCGAGGATTGCCTGGGCGAGCGCGGCCGCGCTGACCATTGCCATGCGCTGCTGCGCCAGGGCCTGCTCGACGAGCGGAATCTGGCCGGGCTGCTGGATGATGCGGTCCATGCGTGTCCTCGCGCGCCCGGCGGGCACGTGCCCGGGGCGTTCAGGTTGTCGGGTTTCGGTCGGGGTGCGCGGTCGCCTGGGCTACCAGACGAACTCCACGCAGATCATGCTGGCGTCGTAACCGGTGGCGTTGCCCGTGGCCCCGCCCTGGTAGGTGCAGTGGATGGTCACCGTGTAGAGGCCGGTGCCGCTGTCCACGCCCCAGGGCTGCACGTAGGATCGCTCGACGCCGATGAGCGCGATGGTGCTGTCGGTGCCGCCCGGCAGGGTTCCCCACCAGCCCCCGGTCTTGACGCCGAAGGGCGGGTAGTGCGAGCCGGAAATCACCACGTCGCTCCCCGGATTGACCCCGGACGCGAAGAAGACCTGGTAGCGGCCGACCCCCAGCTTGACGATCTTGTTGATCTGGCGGCTCACCAGGATGGTCATGCTGGAGCCGTCGAAGGCCACCATGGGGCGGGCCGCCGCACCACCGGAACCGCTGGCGATGGTGGCCTCGTCCGCCGTCAGCCGCGACGTCAGGCTGCCGATGTTGCTCTCGTCGGTCGCCTGCTTGGATGTCACCGTCCCGAGGTTCGAGGTGGCCGTGGCGAGCGTGGCCTCGTCCGTGGTCAGCCGCGTTCCCATTGCCGTCAGCGACGAGGTGTTGGAGGCGATGTTCGCCTCGTCGGTGGTCTGCTTGCCGGTGATGGTGCCGATGGACGACGTGTCGGCCGCCAGCGACGTCTCGTCGGTCCCCAGGCGGGTGTTCATCGCCGACAGGGAGGACGTGTTGCTGGCGATGTTCGCCTCGTCGGCCGTCTGCTTCGACGTGACCGTGCCGAGGCTCAAGGTGTCCGCCGATAGTGTGGCCTCGTCCGAGGTCAGGCGCGTCCCCATGGTCGAGACGGAGCCCGCGTTCGAGGCGATATTTGCCTCGTCGGCCGTCTGCTTGCCTTGGATGGTGCCGATAGCGGAGGTGTCCGCCGCAAGCGATGTCTCATCGGTCCCGAGGCGAGTGTTCAGGGCCGTCACGGACCCTGCGTTCGAGGAAATCGCCGCCTCGTCCGTGGTCTGCTTGCTGGCGATGGTGCCGAGCGAGCTCGTGTCCGCCGCGAGCGTGGCCTCGTCGGCCGTCAGGCGCGTAGCCAGGGTGCCCGTGGTCGAGGCGGCGGCCGCGTTCGCTGCGATGGTGGCCTCGTCAGCGGTGATGCGGGTCACCAGCGATCCGATGCTGGACGCGTCGGCCGCCTCGGACATCGTCAGACCGGCCTCGGCCGTGATGGCCGCGGCGAGCGAGGACTCGTCGGCCGTCAGGCGGCTGCCCAGGGAGCCAACCGAGCTTGCTTCGGACGCAAGGGTCGCCTCGTCGGCGGCAAGGCGCGCGGCGGCCGCCGCGGCGGCCTGGATGGCGGCCTGCGCGTCGTTCTCGGCCTGCGCGGCCTCCGCGTTGATGGCCGCCTCGTTATTGTTCACGTCAGCCGAGTGCATGAGCTCCCCGGGGACGAACTGGTGCAGGTTGGGCTGGGTCATTGCACCTTGCTCTCGTCCAGGAAGAAGTTGTCGTCGATCAGGTCGCCCGCGGTCGGCGGCACGGCGGTAAGCCGCAGCCAGACGACCGTCCCGATCGGCAGCACGTTCGCGATGGCGGACTGGATGTCCTCGTCCTGCTGGGGCCGCATGGACGCGTAGGACGCGAGCTCGATGGCGCCGTCGTTGCCCGTGGGCGCGGCCAGCGTGCCGTATCCGCCGGGGCCGCATCCGGTCACCTGCGTCAGCGACGCGTAGCCGGTCACCCCGGCGGGCGGGTCAATCGGCGGGCGGTAGCAGGTCAGGAAAGCCTGGTAGGGCAGCAGCAGCGAGCCATGGCCCCCGGCTCCCGCGACGTTCTCGGTCTCGGACCCGTAGGCGACGCCGCCGCCGACACCCGGCTGCGACAGGCAAGCGTAGCCGCCACAATCCAGCGGGTTCCAGGGCTCGACGAGGATGCCGGGGAAGCCGGTGGTCTGCTGGACTGCATTCAGCAGCGCGGCCCGGGTGCCCTTGGGCTGGAGCAGCGCGAGCTTGATGCGGGCGCGGAAGTGGTCGTCGGTCTCGCCGACCGCGCGGGCCAGCGAGTATCCGAAGAAGTCCTGCGCGATGTCGTCCAGGTTGGCGCCGCTCGCGGTGCCGATGCGGCCCTGAGCACGGACGTAGGTCCACCAGGACCAGCACTGCGCCTGCGTCCACGCGAGGCCCGACAGGATGGCGGAGATGACCGGATCGGACGCGAGCTCGCCGAACCAGGGCGGCAGCGTGGCCTTGAGGCGCCACAGGAAATCGGCTTGGTCGCCGCGTGCCATGGCGACCTCCTATGTGATGTTCGGGGCGGTGGTGACCTTCACGACCTGCGTCGGACTCGCGACGAGGTCGGCCGCGATGTTGTCGATGAGAACGCCGGAGACGTTCGTGATGGTCGCCGACACGCCGTAGGCGATGGCAGATACCTTCGTCAGCGACAGCGCCGTGCCGACCGGAAGCGTGTTCACGTAGGCCTCGATGGCCTCGGCGACCTGCGGGATGAGCGCCGCCTTGCCGTTGCCCAGGACCGTAAGCGTGAGCGTGATGTTGGCCTGCACGACGGTCGGGGGCTGCACGGAGAACCAGACGGTGATCGGGCGGACCTTGTCGACCGCGGCGAACACCGCATTCAGCAGCGATGTCGGCGGGGTGCCGCTGCCGTCATCCACGATGACCGTGAAATAACCCGGCTGGAAAACACCGGCCGGGTTGATGCATGGCCGCACGAAGCACGTCAGGCCCTGCTGCACGCCGTTGATGGCCGAAACGACGGCTTCGTAGGTTGCGGCTTCGAGGCTGGCGACGTAGCCGATGAAGCGGACCTTGAGGGCGGCGTCGGACTCCACGTCGAGGCCGCCGACGAACGCGACCTGGTTCGTGACCCCGGTGAAGCCCGCGATGGCGTCGCCGAACAGGCTGATGGCGCCCGCCGAGACATTGCCCGCGCTGCCCGGCGTGACGGCCGCGACGGGAACGACCGGCGAAACGGTGCCGACCGGGAACACGTATCCTGCCGCGGCAGTGTTCCAGTACGGGTTGGCCGCGTCCTCGGTGACCGCGAACGCCTGAGTGCCGTCGCCGGTCAGGACCTGCTGGCCGACCAGGATGGTGGCGCTGGAACCGGTGGATAGCGACAGGGTGACATTGCCGACGGCCGACGTCGCGGGCTCGCGGTAGAGGCCGAAGTCGTTGACGAACGTGTCGACATCCGTGCCGGTTGAGCTGCTCAGGCGCGTGGCGCTGTAGACGTACCAGATGTTGGCCTGCTGGACCGACCACTGGCTCGCGTCTGCCTGCGCGATGGCGAGTGCCGGAGAGCCGCTGCCGATGCTGGTGATGGCCGAGCATGCCGACTGGATGGCCGCGACCGCCCCTTGCAGAATGCCCTGCAGGGTCTGGATGGAGAGCGCCATGTGTCAGCTCCCCGAGGCCGTGTGGCCGGTGGCGGTCACGTTGAGGGTGAGGGTCTGCGTCGTGTCCGGCGCGTCCGTGCTCGTGTAGGAGAGCAGGCAGGACACCGTGGTGCCGGTGGCGCTGACGGCAACGGACACGACCGAGGCGACCGTGACTTCGAGGAGCGCCTGTGTGCGGACTAAGCCCTGGATGCTAGCGGGGACCGCCGGGGAGCCGACGAAACGGCCAAGGCCAGCCCCGTAGCCGGGGTCCCAGATGTAGTCGCCGGGGTTCGTCAGCAGGCGGCGGATCAGGGACTGGCGCGTCAGCTGGGCCGGGGTCGTGGTCAATGACAGGCTGCCAGCCGGGGTCAGTTGCAGGTCCTGCTGCCACTCCTGGGAGAGATCCGGCATCGGCATCGTCTCCCTCGAACAGGATTTGCTGGAGCACGCGGAAAATGAGTTCCTCGGCGGCCATGCAGTTCTCGAAGGCGTCCGCCGAGATGGCGGCGAGCTGGCGTTCGATGTCCGTGCAGGTCGCGTCGAAGTCGGCGAGGAGGAGCGGCGTGGCCTGCGTGCGCTCCGCCGCCGACGCATTGGCTAGCTCGCGGGCGAGCCATGCGTCGGGCGTCAGGGCGTGGCGCATGGCGTTATCCTTGCGGCTTCCCGGTGGTCCCGTTGCCCGGCTGAACGTCCTTGTGAACGTGCTGGTCGAGGCTGATGCCGTTCCCGACGACGTCGCCCGTAGCGTTGATAGCGCCCTGCACGGTCAGGTCCCCCATTACGGTCATGGGGCCGTGCCATGTCAGACGGGTGCCGCCGCCCTCTACCGTGCCGTCGCCCTTGAAGTGCAGCCAGCCGCCGCCGGGCATGGAGATCAGCATCTCGCCGGGCTTGGCATGGTCGCCGGTCAGGGGAGATACGGGAACCGGGTCGGCGTCGCTGTAGACGCGGCCTATAACTACGGGGAAGTCCGCATCTCCGTGGCTGTAGACTGCCTTGACCTGGTCGCCCTGACGCGACGGGGCAGACACGCCGAAACCTCCGGAAGCAAACAGGGCAGTTGCGTCCGGAACCCAGCCACTGAGGACGCCTTCCGGCTGAATCTCAAGGCGAACCGAATGCGTGGTCTCGTCCACGGCCGCGACGGTGGCGAAACGGGGCTGCGCGACTGAGCCGATAATGGCTTCGATGTCGCGGCGGATGGCGTTCCGCATGCGGGCCAGGGCTGCCATCATCCGAGAGGGCCTCCCCGCCTGCGCGCGCGTCGCCAGACTATGTCAAGATTGGCAGATCCTGCGGCGGCCCGCCACGGTGAAGGTGTTGACGGCTAGGCGGCCAGACCCTTGAGGCTGGTGGGTATCGCTTCCGGCATTTGATACCGCTCCGCGCGCAGCCAAGCGAGGCGGGCTTCGTGCTTGTGTATGGGACTCGGGTCCACGCCCAGCGCCGCGGCTACCGCCAGCATGTTGTAACGGTTCACGCCGCTCTGGACCCAGCGTTCCGCATTGTCCCAGTGCTTGATGAAGGTGCCGTAGGTTTGCGATTCGATGCCGTGTTCCCGCAACCATCGATGCCGGGCCACCTTTGTCGGCATGGCCTCCAGCACTGGGGCGAGCAGACGCCTCATCTCGTCAAGGATGGGCAGACGGTCCGTTTCTGCTTTCGCCTCGTAGTAAGCGCGGAAGGCCACGTGGTAGGCGTCGGCATCCGCCTTGCGGACCAGCGTCATGCCCGCGAACCCATAATCCTTGCTGCATGCGTCGCATCGTAGGCTAGGGTGATAGTCGATCGTCTGCGCCCAGCCGTGGTCCGGTGCGACCTGCTCGATTTCGATGGTCCCTTGCCCGCACGGGCATGGCCCCGTCTCGCAGACCCAGCGTTCTGTCCCCATGGGGAGACAATAGCGGAACAGGAGGCACAGGGCCATCGCTCCGCAGGCGCACGGTCCGGCTACTGAACCTTCCAGGCTAGCCAGAGCTTCGCGCCCCTCGAAACGACTTGACGTGCAGTATTGATGTCCATTTTAGGCTCAAGCGTTAGCGCGAACCACTCGCGTGCGTCCTTACCGTTGCGGCTGTTGTGGCTGTGCCGGTGCAAGGTGGCCGATTGCCGGAAGCGTTCGGAGTCGCCGTCGTTCCAATCCGGCAGTTGGCGCCTATCGTGATGGAACATCTCCTGGGCGCGCCACAGGTCGGCCCAATCGGGATTGCCGCTCAACGCGCTGAGGATATCCGCGGCCCTTTTGCCATCCGGTGTCCCCGACCGGGCGAAGGCGAGCCACTTGGCGGGCCACGCCGGGCGGGCGCTTTCTGGGATTGGTGTCCCGTCCACCCCAGTCACTGTCGCAGTGGCACGGATCTGAACTGGTCCGACTTCCAGTGCTCCGGACGCATGGTTCGTGCCCACGGACCACTCGCCGACATCAAGGCGGTCATGCATGATTGTGGGACGGACCGGGCGGCGATCGGTACGTGCAACGAGACGCAGCCCGTTAATCTGTGCAACGATTTCACGCGCGACATTCAAAGCTCCGGCGGACGACGCCTGAGCCGAGAACTCGTCGGCGAGCAGCGCCGTGAACCTCTTGCCACCAACCTCGATTTCCGTGACCCGTATCGGCCCCGAACCCGCGTAATCCAGCCGCAGGTCCTTCAGGTCTTCAGGGTCTCCTTCAAGGATAGCTGCATATTGCCGCTCGCCTGCGTTCATCTTGTCCTGCCCCTGAAGCGTCCGCGCTTACATCCCATGCGCGCAGCTTTTAGGATAGGACCGTGCTCGCCGCCAGTCAGACCGTGCTGTCCGACTCCGTGACGTGGTTCTTCAAGCGCACGGTCTGCCTGCACCCGGAGGTGGAGAAATCCCGCGAGATGGAATCCACGTAGTAGCGGTAGTCGTAGCTCGACTGCGTGCCCGACAGCTGGACGATGGACCGTGCGTCCAGGGTGAACTCCACCGGCATCTCCAGGGAGACCAGCCGCTCGTGCGCCACGATGTCGTGGTATTGCTGCTGCACGTACTGCTGGGCCCGCTGCTTGCTCATGCCGGGGCGCGGCGGCAGCACGATGACCTGCCCGGTCTTCTGGGCGGAGGACGGCGACGAAGGGTAGGACACGGGCGTGGACGACTTCGACTTGGAGTCCCACACCTTCATGGTCACCACGGTGCCCTTGGCGATCTTCGTGTGGCGCTTTTTTTCGATGTCGAGGACCGCAATGCCGGGCCAGGGCACCTGCCCGGAGGGCGTGTAGACCAGCTGGAGCGGCGTCGCCGTCTCGGCGGCCACGGCCTGCTTGAAGTGGAGCAGTGGCGGTCCGGAGCCATTCGCGGGCGGCCCCACCCAGACGTCGTATCCTTCCTGGCGGGCAAGGAAAACGAGCAGGTCCCATTCCGTGTTGGTCTTCGAGAACCCGTCGCCGGTGATCTTGTCGTGCTCCTTTTGGTAGAAGCTGCCGACCAGGGCCGAAGTGGGGTCGATGTCGGTGCCGAGCCCGTGGCGGGCGGCGAGGATGGCCGCGACATCCGATGACCTCTTGTTGGCGAAGGTCTCCGAGGTCTTGGCGTCGATCAGCCGCGAGGACAGGTCGCGGGCGGTGACGGACACGGTGCCCTTCAGCGGGCTCTGCGTGATTTCGTCGAGCTCGCCGACGAAGAGGCATCTCCAGGGACCCGACCCCTCGGGCGCGCCGGGCGGCAGGAAGCACACGTGAAACTCGACGCTGGGAATGTCCGACGTCGCGCCGTCCCAGACCGGCTGCATCGCGGGAACCGCGTTCAAGGCGAACTCGGCGCTGAAGGAGTCCGAGCGATAGTGGTTGTTCGTGGTCAGCGCGGCGTGCAGCGGCAGGAGCTCGGTGCCGTTTACGACACACTTCCAGAGTGGCTGGCGGACAACATCATATTGGGGCCACGACGATGTGTCCAAGATGTCCTCCTACGACGGCGCGCTGCCGCTGAAGCTGGCGTCCCAGTCCGGTACGCTGATGGTCGCGAGGCCGTAGATCATCGGGTCTATGGCGCCACCGCTGATGAAGGTGTCGGGGTTCGCCCGGGCAAGCGCGAGCCACGCCGTGGCGTCCGACCAGACGCGGGCGGCCACGTGGAACAGGGAGATGTCGGCGGGGGAGATGTCGAGGGTCTGCGCCATGGCCTAGCTTGCCCCGAGGTTGTTCGCCGCCCGCCCGAGATAGGCGCCCGCGACCGTTGCACCTGCGGACTGCTGCTGCGCCGCGAACGCCTTGGCCGCGGCGGCCGCGTTCATCGTTCCCGCGGTCGGCGAGGCCTTGATGGCCGTAAGCTGCGCGTCGGCGGATTTCTGCGCGGTGGCGGCGGCTGCCTGCGCTGCCTGCACGCCCGAGACCGTGGTGGGATACAGCGGCGACGACTTGGGCAGGCTGCCTCCGGAGCCGAGCGCCGTGGTCACGTTGGTGACCGTGGTAACGACGCTGGAAACCTGCTGGGCCACGTTCAGAGCGGCGTTCAGGTCGCTCTTGATCGTGGCGAGCAGGGACGGCTTGGAAGGCGGCGGGAGGCTGGCGATGACGACCGTGATCTTGTACGGGATGACCGCGCCGCCGCGGGTGTATTCCGCGTGGAATTTCTTTACGACCACGTTGAAATGGAAGTCCGCCCATGCGAGCGGGACCTGCCTACCGGAAATGCGGATGGCATCAACCGCTCGCGCGTTCGCCAGGGCATTTGGTCCGAAAAACTTTCCGCCCCACTCGATGTCCTCGTCGTCGCGGCCGAACACGTCCACCACGCGGCCACCCCCTGGCAGCTTGTGGACCTGCATCATCTGGTCGCCGCCGAAAGTCATGCTCTCGGGCGATGCCATGCCGTCGAACCTCACCCCGGCAGGGGCGGACCCGCCGCCCAGGAGACCCTGGACGGCGGAGATGAGGCCGCCGACCACCGGGAGCGAACCGAGGCCGCCCAGGGGCACTTCCCCCAGGGTGACCGTTGTCGGGGACAGGAACTGGCCCGCGAGCCCGAGGCCGACGGAGGCGATGCCTAGCGCGCTCATGGTCGCCTCCTCTTAGTGCGCGCCGACCAGGGAACCCCCGAGGGTCGGCGTCCCCCTGCGGTCGAAGCCGGTCATGCCGTCGGGGGACGAGGGCCATCCGCCGGAAACCGTGTCGATCACGAAGTCGCCGAGCTGGCGGGGACCCAGCATCACCTTGCCGGTGGTCGTGGTCCTGCTCCCGGACGACAGCGACGATGTCACGTTCGTCAGGCCCTTGGGCTTTCCGTAGATGTCCTCGGACGAATACTTCGGCGCCTTGCCTTGCGCCACAAGCAGGTCATTCACCTCCTGCATCTGGTGGATTCTGGCGCTGCTTGCATTGCCATTATCCGGGCCAATGCCGAGGACTGTCTTAGCGCCGTCCACAACATTCGACAGCGAGAAGTTCTGCGTGTGGAACCAGGACACGAAGTCCTGGACCGCCCTCTTCAGGATGTCGAACGATGCGGCCACGGCGCTGAAGCCTGCCGGTCCGTAGATGAAGACCATCGCGGCAGCCGCCGCCGCACCGAGGGCAAACGGCGCGAACGCCGCCGCGAGGAGCGTGAGCCCCGCCCCCAGGAGGGCGACCAC